TCAGCAAAAAATACCTCATCAACCCAGTCATAATTGGTTATTTTAACTTGACTAAAGTCAACGTAAGCCGCTGCGATGTTGTATAAGTTAGTTGCCCACGGACCTTTATTTGATGTCTCTTTATCTATTTGCTTTAGATAATTGTCATGGAATGCGCCATAATAATCTTTAATTTTAGGATCATATATTAAGGTATAATATCTATGCTCAGGCCACATTGTGGTTAGCATCTCGTTTTGCACCGAAGAAATGTGCTTTCCTGATCGACCGCCAACATAATATCCATAAAAGGCCATATCACATACAATGGTAACTATTGGGTCATTCATATCGTTTAAACCACGATGGGCTCTTCCGTATGATCTAGAGTACAGTCTCTCATTATCCATATGTATATTTATGGCACGTCAGCAGTCTTTATCACCAAAAATCCTTGTAGTGTCTTCATATCTATCTTCGGAGGTACGTTTACCAGGTATGCCTTTATCGGACACCCCCTGAATATACCTATGTTGCCAAGCTCTACCTTGTTCTTATATGCTTGTTCTGACGAGCTAGTGAACAGATCAGATCTCAGCATATCGACAGCCAACATTGTAAATGTTGATAACCTTTGATAGTTAACCCATCCGATAACCCATGGACAGAAATACTCGTTTTTCATTATATCGCCATAATCATTTACGTCATAGGCTACCGTATTAGCCAGCACACCAGAATCAAATTCATAGTTCTTTGATGACAGCACTATATCAACTTTGTCTGATTTCAACTTAGCTAACTGGATGGAAACCGGCTGATCAGAATCGTCCTCGTTGGCCGACACCCATTCACTCATGTTTATGCAAAACGGGTATAGCGACAAATCAGGATCGGCGTTTAGTGTCTGCATATAGTAGTATGATATGTAACTTAGGGGCCCTGGCTGATTCATTCCCAATCCACCGAAACTCCAGTGTAGTATATATCCCATATTAGCCATGGACACATCTTTACTAGATGCAACCCTGCTAAACCTGACTTTCTTCCCGTTGGCAATAACAGTGTTCGAGTCTAGCTTCTTAGTTATATTGTATACAGTTGAAGACACTGTAAATGTCTTCAGCTCGCAGGCCCTTATAGTTGCATCATATCCATTCACATAGATATTTAAATATTAATATGGACGCAAACGAATTTAAAAAGATGGCCGAGCAAATTGGTAAAAATGACATGCCCGGTGAACTAGGATCAGTTGGCATAGGAAGCGATATTATTGATTCGGCAAGAAAAAACTCAGATTCGACCAAAAAGATGCTGTCAATAGTGGCCAATCTCAACGAGTCAATGGGAATGACTACCAATCCCTACCTGAAAGACGACGCCGTGGAAACGTTCACCAAGGCGAAGGAGTTACTCGAGAAGTCTAATACCTGGTGCAAAGATCAAAATATAATAAAGGCCAGTCCTAAACTGGCCTCGGCTATGCAGCTAATTGTCGATTCTATATCAAAGTGATTCTGCTACCTTGTCAAATATTCTATCGGCTACTTCTAGTGGGGTTAGAGACATGAGATCTCTATCCCCGTTAAACACCTTGTGAACCACCCCGAACGGCTTATCTGAGTATCCAAGTGAGGAAGCCGTGCTTAATATCCCAGGCATATCCTTATAGGTATTACATATCCCGGCCCCCCACTCCTGATTATTCGTAAATTTGGTGTCAACGAAGTTATCGTTCGTGCGGCCATTAGCTAGTATCCTGGATCTGGCAATCTCATAGTCTGTATCAAGGATGAATAGATGATCCCATGGAATGCATCTGGCAATTCCGAAGTGTAACTTAGTTACATCATCCACTCGACTTCTGATATCGGTTACGGGTCCAGATACCCCAGAATATGCGAGCTCTGATATATAGCTATATCGGTCAAGTATGACACTAACACCAATATCGATCAATGGTCTGATAGTATCGTTCATTAAATGGCAAAAGTCGGCCGTATACAGTAACGATCTGGTTGGGCCACCAACTTTCTCGTCATATATCATTTCCGATATTTTAAGGCCAACATTGGTGGCGCCAGGAGAATGGTATACTACGGATTGAACACCGACGCTCTTTAGCTTAGTCAGCAACAGGTCAGCGGTGGTTGATTTACCACAGCCATCTGAACCCTCCAGAGCTATTATTAAACCCTTATCCATTACCGGCGATCCTTTCGTGGGCGGCGGCTCTTGTTAAACCGTCATCGATTAGTCCTAGCATCTTGGCCTGAGACATCCCTTTTGATGAGTTGTCGTTACACTCTTTAAGTATGGCCTCGGTATCGATGGATAAATCGCGAATGATCGATGACAGTTTAACGATCTGGTATGCTGTCAACTCGATAACATCAGGTATGGCTATACGTTCAACCGAGCTGTGTGATATATCCCTTTCATTCCACAAGGATGCGCTCGAAGCCATTGCTTGCACGTGACCTCTTATAACTTTGGATATCCCACAGATATTCTCGCATCCTATTGGGTTCTTTTTATGCGGCATTGAGGATGACCCGATTTGACCACGGCCGAATCCTTCCCTCATAAGTCCTATACCGTCTTGTGAATATAGCCGAATATCAGTGGCTATGTTATCTACGGCCATGGATATTGTTGATATCAGGCTAACGATGTCATAGTAATATATTCTGGAGATTATCTGCCCTACGGTCAAGCTACTTGAGAACTTTGCGTTAAGCATAGGGATATATGTCTGTAGACCATCTACAAAAGTCTGCTGTGATACATGTGCATTATACCTATAAACCCCAACACTACCTGATATTTTATATTGTACTTCAACATCTTTAATGGCGTCGGCTATATACGTTAACGGGTTCAGCCAGAACTTAACTTTATCAGATATTTGTATTGGCTCGGCGATCTGACCGTGAGTGCGTGCCATGATAAGTGTCTTACCAATACTATCAAACCTATCGTGCATACTGCATGATAATCCGCCTACCATGTCTAATAGTACGTCAACCGACTGCTTTAACATTATTGATAATGATGTATCTACAATATCGGAAGAGGTAAGTCCATAATGAACATACCTAGATTTATCTCCTATTACTTTACTCGAGGCAGCTTCCATAACATTGACGAAGGCCGCTACATCGTGATGAGTGGTGGCCTCTTCTATGGCTATGTCACCACAGATTTGAAGCGAGGTTCTATCATAATAATTCACCAGTTCGTTTAGCTCGCCCGAGTCTATGACGTCAATTGAGCGCATATATGCCGCTTCAACCGTCCACCATATTCTATACTTGCTTTCGTCTTTCCAGATCTCTCTTACACGATCGTTCTTGTATCTGTCTATCATCCACGATTATACGTCGTAGAAAAATGACGAGAACTAGATCGCGTTTATTCTTACCTGGTACACAAAATCAGGTTCTTCACCATCGTTCATTATGGCCCTAAATTCCCTGGTAAGTATTCCAGACAAACCGTACGCTTCATATTCGGCTTCCCATCCGGCATCTCCCTTGGATATTTTTAGAGGTATATCAAACGTCTCAAGCCGTCCGTTATCATGCTGATCTACATGTATAAGTTCATGTGCGATTGATCTAACAACATCAACCAGGTTTCTCCCACCAGATATCACTACTATCTCGCGGTTTTCCGGATCATAGCATGCTGTTTGAAGGTTACCAGCAATGTTCTTCATTATGTCGGTTTTCTCGTCACCGCTCTTTATATAGTCAACTATCCTAGCAGTCACATCATGCTTTATATCCAAACGGCTAACGTAATAACGTACGGCATTTAAAACGAAGGACACGCTATCGTCAGGCAGCGTGTCCTTCTGTATCAACGTAAGAACCTTGGCCGTCCCGTCGTCGATCTCGTATTTTGTGTAACCGGAATCTTCGTTTATTTCATTGACAACGTCATCAACTGGTAGCATCTATATATTTATGCGAGTTATTCGTACGTATCTGGCTAAATCGGCGTGGATGTCGACGTGGGTTAGGTTGGCGTACTCCAAATTGTAATAAATGTCGGTTATCCCAGATTGTATAATTCTAGCCAAACACCTATGACAAGGCATATGCGTCACGTACAGTATACACCCACGGACGTCGAATCTGGCGTTTAGGATGGCGTTCTCTTCAGCATGTATTACGTATTCATACTTTTTAGGCCTATCCCAGCGATCCCCAGATTCATCAACGCCTCTGGGGAACCCATTCCTGCCGGTACTCTCCTGACTGTAATCACTGGTGACGACTACAGCCCCTACCTTCGTGTTAGGGTCCTTAGATAGATCTGCCGATACCCACGCCCTCTTTATATAGTTGACGTGTATCAGGTTCTTATCCATCATTAGTCAGACACTTTAAAGCTATTCACCGATTCATTGTAGGCATCCCAGACCTTGGCTTTGAACTCCTTAGTGTTAAATCTGCCTGTAGTGTCCTTAATTGATGATAACGCCCGAGTGATTGCCGTTCTAAACCCAACATCATATATGAAGTCGTCTTTACTTGATTTAACGGTATGAGCATAGCACACAGTAAAGTCACCAGATATAATGTATGCTCCGGTATCAACGGCAGTTACTTCCATAACACTGGTACGGCCGACCACCGTGTTGGCCACCCCCGCGATAATGGTATTGCTGAGAGTCAGTGTAACACCATCTTCCACAACAATGGTGACTGAGTGACTCGAGTTAAAATGACCGGCCGTGCTAATCAGCCCAAAAGCTCTATCGTTTGTAATAGACATCTTATTTCTCCATGCTTAAGCTTTACTGTCAAGGCCAACACGCTGTTGGCCTGCCGGTCATAAGCTACGTCACGGAAAAAGACCGCAAACCGTTACAGCATTTTTAGAGTAGCGGCCCTCGAGAGAGCCTGGAGAATAAGGGATCTAACTTCCTGCATCGTCTGCCTGTCTGGATGCGAGGAAGCAGCGGGATCTGTCTCTATATCGCTTGATATTGCAGCTATATCTTCTATTAACTTTGCAACGAATGTTCGTTCGTCGGCGTTGACAGCCTCATATAGAACGTTGTTTACGCGTATCTTGCCGGCTGACTCAGTCATCGATTGTCTCCATATTGTTATTTTACTTTTTATGTTAGCCACGTCTTGCATGCCATTAGCATTGTCTATATTGATGGATGCGGCCGCTCTCCTAATTATTGATATTGCATTATTCGTCACGTTATTATTTGTGATTACTGGTCCCTGACCAGAAGAATTTATAATGCTTAAGAACGACGTAACGTTTATGTCTTTATCGTTAAGTATAGTATTAACAATAGTCACGGCATTCGGCATACTGAGTAAATCAGTTGCCTTTCTTTCGTCAGGAGACATAGCCGGGGCCTGATCAACACCCTTAATGCCTGCCCGTATGGCCAGCAGAACAGTGCGGCCCTCCGATGGGCTCGGAAGCTCCTCGGCGACCCTAGTCAACGTGGTTATAACCGTGTCCCTATCAGACCCGACCACAGACTCGTGAGTACGCTTAACCCTCTGAGCAGCCACACGGCCGAGCACCATAGTATCGGGTGCGTCAACTATATACATACTATCTAGCATGTTAACTATATCATCTATCTGATACTTTATATCACCAACACCCTCTATGTGTTTCCCGTCTTTTAAGACAAGAGCGTCTTTATCTCCAGACCTTCCGTACTCTGTTATGGCATCCATATAATCTTTATTGAGTACAGCCGATCTGTCGTGATTTACCGTGACGACCCCCATCTCGACGCCACATTTAACGACTATCGCAGCGCTATATACATTTGATTTAGCGTCATATCCCTGCTTTGAATATATACCGGACGAGCTATTGCTTATTATTATAAATTTTGGCTTGCCTTGACTGTTAACCGTTCCCAATACATATCCATACCTATATCCAAATAATCCAAGCACATAATTCTCATCATATGAGACGGACGACAAGGTAACGGCCGCCACTATACTTGATAACACGTCAGATTTGTCACTAAATCTATCCACATACTGAGTAAGACTGGTGAGGCCGGTCTTAAAAAGCACCAGCCTCGAATAGTCTTTCATATCACCGTCCATGCTTTCTATGGTGAGTTCACCGGATAGAAACTTCCGTCTGTACTCGTCGTACTTTGGCTGCATGTACGAGTATGCTTCTCTGTCACTCATCCACTTATTTACTTAAGAGAACTGGGCGCTAGCTGAAACTATCGCCTTTGATATCCAGCTTCTCTGTATATCTTCTTCGCCAAGTTTAACTATGGACGCGCCTTCTTTCCCATCAAACACTCTCATAGCAGTGCTAAGCCCGTTTTTATCCCTGAAATAGCCAGAGTCAGTCTGTGACAGGTCACCCAAGATAGCTATTTTAGAGCAGTAGCCTATTCTGGTTAACAGCGTAAGCATCTGCATATTATTTGAGTTTTGCATTTCGTCGGCAACTATATATGCATTGTCAAAGGTCCTACCTCTTATGTAGGCCAGTGGCACTATCATTATCTTCTCAAGCGACATCATAGCAAACACGTTATCTTTGCCAGCTATCATGTTCAAGGCGTCAAGCATCGGAACCATATATGGGGCCACTTTATCATCCGCCGTACCAGGTAGGAACCCCATTTTCTCCCCACCGGTTTCAATAACCGGTCTAGTCAGGATGATCTTATCGTATCTATTGCTGCATAACCCAGCGTACGCATAAGCTATGGCCAAGGTCGTCTTGCCAGAGCCGGCTGCCCCGGTAACTATTGACACGTCAGAGTCGCGCATTGACTCGAACACCCTATCTTGACCGTCTGTCCTTGTCTTAAATGTCGTCTTGTCAAACATCTTGCAGACATCGTATCCATTATGTGGATTTCCGGCTGTAATCTTTATGACTTCTTCGAACACTCCGGTAAGTGTATCTTCGTATATTGTATCATCAGATAACTGTATGCATCTCTCGACAGCCCACGCAGCCAGCCTGGCTAGTCTGGTCTCCCCTTCAAACGATATTCTATCCCCAGATATGGACATATTAACATATAAATTCTTTAAGAATAGTGACCTGACTCCGGACGGCATGAAGAATTCGACATACTTCCTATCGATCCTGGTTGTTACTATCGAGTTTCTGCCGTCCTTGTCGGACTCTGTCTTCGTCCTCGGCTTTTTGTCTAGTGCCCGCTTGCCGCCTTTTGCGGTAGCTTTCCCGGATGCGCGTTCCTTATCATAAGCCATATGAGGGTACTTTCTAGCGGTTATGCTAGTTAAACCGGTAGCTATTAATTCGGCTACCGTTTGCTCATCACTCTTATCGGGCGGTTAATCTTATTGAGGCATGCAGTCGTCGCACAGTCCGGTACTATTATTAGTAACGGCACCGCAGACCGCGCATTTGGATTCTTGAGCATCCTCGTACAAGGCTAGATCCTCTTCCGACCGGTCGTTGACTGACTTGATGGCCGATTCCATGTCTTCTCTATCGATAACAGAGCTCTTGAATGTGGAATACTTTTTGTCATTTTCCTTACGGGCAGCGTCAATTGCCTTGGTAGCTAACTCCGAGATCTCATCCTTGGCAGACTCATATAGGTTTCTGTCCCTACGTGAAACATTAGCGAACTTCAGACGGGCGCGGTCAACCAACCTGTTGAAGGCGGATGCTACGTGATGCCGTGCGAAAAGATCTGGGTCCTTCTCTGCATCTCGGTAGGCAACCCTAATCGTGGGGGCGAGGGCCTCAGCCAAAGCGTCAACAAAACCCTCCGACACGCCGGTAGTTGCCATCACTCCGGATTCCCCTATGATGTCCTTGACCGTATCTTTATCAACCGTAAACTCGGGGTCCTCGGTCTTCTTATCGACCAGGTAAGTTATTACACCGGTGACAGCCTTATGCAGACCAGGATACTTATCCTCTGTCTTTTCAGCCAATATCGACCGCCTAAAGTCTTTTTCATCGTGGCCATCAGATTCGGTAAGCACCGATCCAGGAACAGCCTCACTGATCTTCCTTAGTCTGTCAGCCATCGTGTAAAACTTGCGCATCTAACCCTCCGTATGACTGTATTTATAATATTTAATTATCCGTAAATTTATCTGACAGCCGCCTAGCGTCATATATGGCCTCTTCCAGGTCAGATAAGGCGGAATCGCTAGTGTTATCCCCAATATAGTTGATGGACAGGTCGCATAACCTGTCCATCATGTTAACTATCGAACTTATTAACTGGTGGTCTAGCTGGTCGCTCATCAACTATTTTATTACATAGAAGCTACCATATCTATAAATCTCATCTTATTATGCGAGCGCCTACGGACCGGTCCGTTGACCAGCCACATCTTATTGTTATTTTTTAGTACGGTTAGGCCGGCTGGGTTAGCCGTATCACGCCGAAACATCGCCTTGGCGTTTTGAATCCATCGTCCTATCAGTCTTTCACGCAACCGAGACGAATTCTGATCTGGTACCCTCATATGTCTGTCGCAAAACTCGCATGCCATTGCTGCCATTTTTGCAGCGCGCTCATCCCTGTTCTTTATATCGGCTGATATGATCCTTACCTGGGTACCGTTATGCCTCAACCGGTAAAAGAATTTCGGATATCCGGCGGCGGCCGCCATCTCATCAATATGTGCGACTAGCGGATCGTCCGGACGCTTACATCTGCATGTACGGCGATAACTAACCCAGCCAGACAAGTATCGCTCATGTCTGTCGGCGGTCATAGTCGACGGACCACGTCCACCATGGGAGTCTAGCCATCTAAACAGTTCAAGCGCGTTATCAGTTTGCTTTTCTTCGTTTCTCACCCATTACCCCCTATATTATTTGCTAAATTTACCAGTGCCCTTGCCGAAACCCTTTTTACCGCGGCCGGTCGGCTCATCCGATAGACCGGGAACCTCAACCACAGTATCTGGTATATAGTCCTTCCTGATGATCATCTGGGCAATACGCTCGCCGATTTCAACCATCTCTGGACTTAAAGAAGCTGCCTCTTCCATCGACGTAATAACGATCGGCTCTCCATCAACACCGGCGACGGTGACACGGCGAGGTTCTCTGATCACACCCATATTGGTCAGGCGGCTGAGCATCACAATCAGTTCGCCGCGATAACCGTTATCAATAATACCAATAGTATTAGAGATGAACCAACCCTTCTTGGATAGCGAGGATCGAGGCACAAGCTCGATTGAGTATCCGGCCGGTACAGCAGCTACTACACCAGTCCTAACCACCATTGACTTCGGAATTCCATCGGCATCGCACTCTATTCCGGTGATTTCGGCAGCACTGACGTCCGCTCCGGCATCAGCCGAGGCCAATGGTTCATCATCATGCCCACGAAATGGTGGCTTAGCTCCGGGGCGTATCAGTTCATATCTGAGTGTAAGACCAGCTGTCTTCATCCTTGCTCTCTTTCAATGTAGTGTCTAAATTGCCGCCAGCCAGTGAAGTTGGCAAAACGGGTATCGTCTCCAGAAGCGATGGCAATGTGCTCAAACGGGCTCATGTGCTTATCGGCTTTGAGGCTTGTACCCAAAGCTATGTCCCTTACAAAATCGCGTGAACCGTTATGAGTTAGGTAGCTAACCCTCGCACACCGGGCAGCCGCGGCGATCAAGATATCATTATCGGAGTCTGTAGAGCTAGACGCAAAAACAGAATACCTATCTGGGCCGATCACTGAATGCTCACGCACATTACGCTCGATGGTCTTGCACTCCTCTTCTGTAGCATAGGGGATATGTGCCAACCTGGTAACCGGTTTTGAATGATTCAATGAATATGCCATTTTATATGCTAGGTCTTGCATATCTTGTTGAGCGGCCGGGTGACATCTAAGTTCAAAAAAGTTATCCCAGTCAGTAGCCGTCACAATATATTTCACATTTATATATGGGCTTAGTACCCGGTTGGCTGTTTCCTTGTGTAGACCAAGTCCGGCGAGCATCCTAGCATGTAGCTCGGCTGATAGCATGGAAGATTTCCATATCATCTTGGCAGCGACGAGCTTTATACCCCTGAGCTCAATACCATCAGGACTCATCCCGCCCTTGTTCTTACCCCAAAATGTTGGGACGAATCCTGAGCGGCCAAGCAAACGTTTGGTTGGTATGGCCCTGGATGATTGCACCGAGAAACTAAAACAACGGTGCCTTAAATGGTGTACGTGTACATGTAGTGGTGCCTGAACCTCAAGCGTAGTTAGGCGGTGATTAGCCCAAATACTATCACATACCACGTTTGATGTTATTAGATCGTTACTGGTCATTACTAGTGTTCCTTCCTGCTTAAAATCCATGGCATGTTGTCCTCAATCTCGTCTTGCCTGGCAAACCAGTGCCACACGTGACCGCATTTGCCCAGAGAGACATCAACCTCAACTGAGTATAAAACCCATGTATACTGTGGAAGCTCGTCGTTTAGTATAGCTTCGTATATATGGCTACGATTAACCGGAAAATCGGGGTTATATGCCATTTCCCAGTTGTTAGACTCATCTACTGTGTAGGCGCCGGCGTCCGTTATATCATATAGGTTGAATCCTAATATGGTCCAACCGTTATCAGCATCCGTTACCTTTACGAATGAATCAGAGCGGCCAGACTTAGAACTCTCATAATACCCGGTTCTATATGCGTCATTCGATATTATAGCCGATGCGTCGTTTAGATCATCAAAGATGAATTCGTCAAGCATACCTCATTGTATAGCTTGAACTTCTTCACTAAACGTATGTTCTCCCTAGATATCGAGGAGGACCCAAACAGATGGGACTTTATAGCCTTGACCAGTATGTCAGGAATCTCTATACTCATGCATCCATCTGATGATGTCGTAGTTGGTATTACTGACCGTTGATTTCCGGCGGCATTATGTGAAACTGTCTCTTCATCAGTAAGCTTTAATTTATCATATACCAGCATATATGCGGAAAATATCTCTCTGCTTGATATACATTGATCTATAGTCCTACACAGCCATGACCTATCACCAAGAGTAAGATTCTCGAACATCATCTGTTAAAAATATCTTTTTCAGTTATTATGGTAAATGTCATATTGTTATGTCTGCACCATGCCTCCGCGGCATCCCATTTAGACCTGTTGACGGCGTATGTCGTGGCTTCCATTACGCAGGTGGCCTTCTTCTTCCTTTTCGTTATCTTAGGAACCAGCGTTTCGCTGTAGGGTTTGACCTCTATAACAGATCTAATTAGCTTACCATTTTCATCATTAAACTCGACATAGAAATCGGTATAATAGGTATGTTGCCTTCCGTCCACCGCGCTAATATACGGAATTGACACCACCTCATAACCCCATTTCCGTATCTTTGTTGCTCTATCAAAATAGTACATCAGCCGTTGTTCGTATGATGACTTATAAGATAGAAACTGTGCTCCATTTAATGAATTAATACACTTCTGTTTATTAATTACACTATATCTACCATGCTTGGTACCACCTATCGGCATCACCATATTTAGGTGGTACCGAATATCTACTCGAATTCCGACAAATCCCAATCGTCGGTTGCCGGCTTTTTAGGTGATCCCGCGTGGCTGCTGCTCGGTCCCATACCGTATAAGTCAAGCCCTAACTCGAGCATCTTGTTGTATGATCGGCCGGCCGATTCTAGTAACGTCATTGAATTATAGGACGATTTAGCCGAATGATATGCCTCAAGTATAGACTCCGTCACATCGCCTGGTATACAATCCATGTCTATTAGAGTCCTGTTTCTAATGTATGCATCCCTCTGCGAAATAGTAACCTCAGTTCCATCAAAATCGACATACGTAGCGTCCTTCATGTCGGCTAACACATCAAAGACCGATATGCCGGCGTCGGCAGCCTTGTCCATAATAGTTGTCGGCCACTTAGCTTTCTTATCTGAGAAGCTACCGCGGACCGACCGTATGTTATCAGATGTATCTCCTATAAGCACCTTGCTTTCCAGGTACTTTATAGGATCGTCCACACTGACAAACTTATATTCCCTGGGATTTAGCACCTTAACCCCGTCATGTTTTAACAGCTGAAGCATATCGCCATCTGTCGTCGGAATTATAATCTCGTTACCAGCTAGCTCCCTTGTCAGCACAGCAATGATATCATCGCCTTCGACGTCGTTAACGTCGACTACTTTAACACCTAGTTTAACTATGTAGTTTGATACAGCAACTTCCCTGGCCGCATAAAAGACGTCCCACTCTATGGGGTACTTTTGAGCGGTACGCTGAGCGGCGCGCTGCGCTTTATATCCACCATACACGCCTTTACGCCACTTACTCTTGTGTTCGCCAGCGAGGATTACCTCGTCGGGATTAAACACCATTATCATCCGACATATCTTTTGAACTACATCTGATACAAACAGCTCATATCCCGATGCGTTCTGATGTTCATATATAGCAGCCGGTTCAAGCTTGTTACCAGAAGCATCGATTACCGTCATATGACACATTGAGTATAGACTCCAATATGATACTGACCCCCAGTCTATCAGCAGTACCCGGCGGCTTTTCTTATTCGATATTAGCAGCCGATTTCTTGTTTCCTCGACGCTTTCCATTTCCGCTCTTGCCTGATACTCTGCCATTGATTATCTCCGTGTTCCCGTAAAACATTTTTGACTTACTCAAGATAGTAGGGTCTGAACACGATTCAAGAAACAAGCGGCACCTCAATAGGTCAGCCATATAAAAACTGTCAACTATGTCGGCTTTTGGGCTCACCCCGGAAGGCAATCCGTCTATGATAGGGTCGGCTATTAACTTATCAGATGCGGTGGCCCTTGCATAATAAGCGCACATGACCATCTTATCAGCATTCCCATTATTGGTAGCATACATTTTAACGGTTGATATATTAAGGTCCCTAACTTCAGTACCCGATGAGTATAGCTTATACTTTAGGCCGCCGACGAACTCGGCCACCCTGGTCAAATTATTGCTGCTCTTACCTGATCCAAACCCATACGTCTCCACCCCGGCGTACCTGAGCGAAAAGTTACTATCGATCGATAGCCCGTACTGCATCATACATAGATATACATAGTCAGGCTTTATATAATAAGGTAAAGAGGCGTATTCTGGAGACAGCTTACATATCTTAATCCTATCTGTGCTTATCTCTAAATTTACGGAACGCCGCTTATCTCCGTCATCTGACTGCATCGACGTCCTTTTATCATATGCTATATTATGAACAGATGATATGCTAAAATCGTCGTTCAAATTCATCAAAGTACACGCAGTACCATTAATCGATGGGTCAATACCAGCTATCCACATATCATAATATATAGCCAGTCCAGCTATTATAAAACTGCCTTCTTGTATCCGTCAAGGTTTTGTTCTCTCGATGATATCTGCATCATCAATGATTGCCTAAGTATATCACCCATTGTATTACCAATAGTCCTGAACCTGAGAGCGTCCGGCATAACCGTTCCGTTTGACTGTGTTGGCAGTTCTCCATTCATTACACACTCGTTTATATCTTTGCCTTTGAATCCACACCAGTTAAATGTCTTATATCCAGACTTTGATAGTTGGCTGGCCTTTGCGTATCCGGACTTATCGTTATCCATGATGAACACAAAATCTTTTATACCGTATCCTTCCAGCGCTCTAATCACGATAGAACAGTTGTGGACAGACCCAACCGATATTGAGTTCTGGATAAACATCGAGTCAATTTCTCCCTCTAATATGTATATTGTCTTCGTCCAGTCTATTAGACGCGGCATGTACATTGGCCTTTTGACACCCTGCAGACCCATATATTTTGCCGGAGACATTCCTGTCATGTCACGTGCTACAAAATATGTATACTTGGATTGATTAATGTATGGTATAATCAGCCGGTTATCGTATTTTCCGGTGGTGCAGCACATGAACGTCGATGCTATATCGGCTGGTATTTTACGTTTAGATATATAGCTGATACATAACGCCTTCATGCCAGCATTAGTACAGCCATCTACCGATTCGAACCTGCCCTCATTCATGGTCTGTAAGACCTTAACGTCTGGCTCCCTTTGTACCTTCTTCGCGGTCAGAATCACGCTGGGAGGCCGAGCAGGCGCCTGTGGGCCGGACGCCTCCTTGGCATGCTTTATGGCCTCGTCCAAGCTATCTTTGCCAGCTGCTATTTTGACAACTTCGGCCGAATATTCTGAATATATGGACGAGTAATTCTCTTTTAGCACCTTCCACAAGGGATGACTATATCCGCAGTTCTTGCATGTCATAATGGCGCCATCGTCGTATATTATCAGGGCGCCGCGCTTCTTCGATCTGTTCTTCTTCGAGTCGTGGCATATCGGGCATCTGAATACGTATTTGTCGTATCTCCACTCGAGAGATCCGTCTGTGATTATCATCCTGATGTATTTGTCGTATATATATTTCGGAAGACGATATTCGGCTGACATGTTCATGCTAGTATACTCAGGCCCACGAAGTCAAACGCAATCATTCGGCTTTAGCGCCACATTTATTGACATACTCCTTAAGTCTAGCAGAAGCAACCGTCAAAGCCCGTCGCTCACCGATGGCTTCGTTCAGCATTTTAGAATATATATCCAGTATCGTCACCTGTGTCGATAAGCTTCTAATCATGTTAATATACACATGATAAAAACGGCCTGCGCTGTTGACATACATATCGGTAACTATCTCGGTCGCCTCTTTTCTGGTATATGTCCTCATCAAGCGTTTTAATTCTAGCCTCATTATTCCGTTAGATAGGGCGTATATTTTGCCAACCGAAGTACGAACATCGCGCTCGCCTAGGCGTGGACGCGCTGCCCCGTCCCTTATAGATTCAAACTCGGTTCTACATCTTTCGATCAGGTGACTGTCATCCATGACTCCCCAGTGCTCATATAGACATAACCTAAGCTGCCCAATATATGATTCATACCTGTGATTTGGCAGCTTAACCATCTTCGACTTTAACGTGCTTTTGTCGTCAGTAGGCATCTTATATTTACGGCTGACTGACCTATATTATGTCATCTTGAATGGCTGCGGCATGTCTACACAGCTCTGTACGATTCGTTATGCCAACCAGCGCACATATTGCGGTAGGAAATGCACGTCCGCTGTCCACATAAACATAAGCCACTTCCATACCACATTGATAATCAAACCACTGCCAACCGCTAGTATCACAACATGGCGGTTCTTCTCTATTCATAAATTCTGATCCACAGTAAGGACACTCCAAGCGATATCTGTATGAGTGTGTGATCGGTAGGCAACCGGAATGCACTAAACTGGCTAACGCTTCAACATCTCGTCTAGGCTTATCAGTAAACAGATACCGGTTTCCGGTTTTTGTATGGTTGAATGATAGTACGTATTCTTCAGTTAACATTACATCTCCAAGCAACCATGAAAGGCAAATACAGATGTGGGGAACCTAATGGTTCCCCACATCAACTAGATGTTAGTCCAGACCTTCAAACGGATCGTCGCTGGTCGAGGCAACCTGATCGGCACGCGGTGCCTGATGCACATAGCTGGCGGCAGACGCTCCAGTAGCCTGGCTAGCGATATTCTCAAACCCAAACGGAACAGCTGAGTCCTGGGTCTGACGCGAGTCCGCCGGCGACTCATATTGACGGAATCCAGCAGAGGCACCATCCAGGTAGTTCATCAGACGTTTCTTCGAATCCTCGTACGAACGGAACTGCTCCATGCTCCTGAACTCGTCAAGCGAGTAGGTCTTAGCCAGAATAGCTTCGATTTCCTCATCGGTCTCGGCGATCTTGGATTGGATCTTAGAGAATGCAGAGTTGTTATACGTAGGACGCCCGTTCTGATCGCGGCTGATGCTAAGCTTCAGGTTGCCGCCAGTAACTGGGCAATACGGATTATATTTAACCAGCTTCTCCTCCTCAAACCCAAGATTGGCACCGTCGATGGCGGTGGCCGCCTTCTTAGGAGCCACCCTATCATTAATGAGGTTGACGATGGTCTTCGGCATCTTATACAAGAATATCTTGCCGTTGTTTGTCGGATCCTTGTAATCCTTAACAATCATGATATTGGTCACGAACTTAGGCGATACCTTCATTTTACCGGCGCGGTCCTTAACCAGAGCATTCTGGCTGTACTTCTCTTCCTCAACCATCTCACAGATCGGGCAACGCGCACCTGCCCACTGGCCGCACTCCTCAACATGCCATTTGTCATGACCGTTGAGCTTGAACATATGCTTATCCGATTCAACGTACATCGACATCGGGTGTTCAAGATATCCAGACGGGGGAAGCAGGCGAATGACGGCAACTCGCTCCGAATCGCTCTTGTCCAGGGAGAAGTTGTAAATTCTAGTATCCTTCTCGAACCTCTTGGAAGTGGCTTCCTTCTCCATGCTGGCCGAAATGTCTGCTGGCAGTTCAAATCTTGACATTGTTTGTTCTTTCTTTTTGTGGTTTTGCCTAGACGGTCTTTATTGACCTAAACGGCGTTCAAATTTATTTATTGTCGCCTACTGATAAAATATCGTCTGTTATTGCTTCGTTAAACTATCAGATTTAGCCGGAGCGGATCGCTTTGAAATACCTGGCTTTATTTTATAATCACGTGTAACTTCCTTTGTAACCCTGGCTAGGTTATCCTTGCTTAGTATTGTCTTTATATATTCGATACTATAGTAATCAGATAATGATAGAAGAATCTTATACATAGGGAACGAGGTATCTTTGCCAGACACTTCAACCAAAGCTTCGTTGAACTTAGCCCTGCTCTTAGACATGGTCGTCTCGTTAGTATATAACGACAAACCCCTCTTTATAAGGGATGTCTCCATCTCTTCTCTCCAGTTCATTTTGTATGGCATCTATTACCTTTCTATCGTCATTCCGGTTGCTATTGAATTCTCTTGAAATCTCTCAACTTCAGACTGAAGCGAATCACGAATCATTGCCTCTCTATAGTTAATTGAGGCGTACATAACTTCGTTCTTGTTTCCTGATCTGTTTTTTAAAAGCTTAAGCTTGTACATGCCAAGCTCGTACAACGCTTGGTCCTGCATAATTCCAACGTAGACGTCCACGATAGCTGGTAATGCGTAAGATTCAGACGTGTTAGACATCCCTATATCTAACATGTTCTCGCCACTCTTGTTGAGCTGGGTCGCCGTTATGATGGGAATGTTGTAATCAATGGCGATGGCTCTCAAGTCCTGTGAAATATGTTTAATATTCTCGTATGAAGAATCACCTCTCTGTGAAGCGTTCATATCCTTCATAAGGTTAAGGTAATCAACTACCAAAACGTCGGTGCTCACACCAGAATAAGACTTATAATCGTCTAGCATATGCCTGATTGAAGAGCACGTAAGCGAGCCGGTAGGGCATTCTCTAACTATCAGTTTGTTGGGATGCTCGGCCTCAAGCTTAAGCCTGAAGTCGTCAAACCTAGACTTTGGGGTATCTCTGAGCTCATTTATTGGGATATGGAGCTCATGAGACACCAAACGCTTCATAATCTGTTCTTCGGACATCTCACATGTCATATAAACTACATTGAACCCGTTCATATATGAGTTAATAGCCTCATTGCACAGAAACATTGTCTTGCCGGTACCAGGAGAGCCAGACCATAAGTTAAGGGTTTTTAGCTGATAACCGCCATCACACAGTCTGTTGATGTTGGACATAAATGATGGGATCGTGCTTGTCGAAGCGGTGATCCTCTCATAAAAGTCGTCCATGTTACCAGCTATTTCCAATCCCCTACTGTTCTCTATTTTAAAGTTGACCGCTTTTTGCAGTTTGCCTATAATCTTTCCCATATCTTCGATTTTATTATCGACGAATAGCCTAGCTTGCTCCTGGAATACCGACTGAGTCATCCTCATCCTAACGAAGGTCTCGACGTTCTTGAGCATAAACTTCTCATCGATATCATATTTCTGTCTTACGATATCTTTGAACGTCTCAATGTGCTGTACTGGTTTCTGATGACTTGCCAGCCAGATGGCCAACTCCCGGGCGTCCTGGGGATTTCGGGAGTTGTCCTTAACGAATTCACCTACATATTTGACTACGTTCTTGCAGTCTTGATCTATGAAGATGTCATCGTTAAGGTTATCGGCCATCGCAGACCTATACTTCTTATCTGTCAAATACTTCTTGATTATGTATCTGTCAAGAAATACTTGATTCTGGGAAGCAATTCTGTCAATGGCGCTGTCATCCTGCATTATTAGTCGCTTTCTGTATCTGAGCTAAAGTCATCAGAGCCGTCGGCTAGGTCCTCATCGGAAGCCGACACCTCGTCAGACCCAAACTTAAACATAGAGCCTATTCGCTCATCGAGCAACGTTAACATCTTCCCGAGCACCTCGTCACAATATGGTGTACGGAACATTTTCTTTTCGGCTCCCTCGACAGCGCCAATCTTATATTCGAACATCCCATTAGAAGTCTTTGATATTTCAGACGGTTCAACCCATTCCATCAGTCCAAAGTACCGGTTAAGCCCGGTACTAAAATCTAGATATGACTGAACGGTGCTATCTGGCCGGCAAAACCTGTTCTTCTGTGATTTGGCCTTAATGATAATCCCGGTAACAACATCCTTGCCGTTCTTCTTCTTCTTTTCCTTAGACTTAGTCAACCGGATGATGGTAGATGCGTTGTAAAGAGCACCGCGGCCGCCAGTAGACTTGACCGTTGGCATGAACGATCCAATGTCAGCCGACACGTGATTGGTCAGTATCATTGGGATCTTCATGCAGCCGAGGCGCGTCGTAAGCTCGGTGAATACCGATTTAATGGATTTTGCTTTCGTTCCCATATCGGTGGCAAAGGAGCTCTTTAGGGTGTCAGCAATGGCCTTTTGCGTGGTCATATTACCAACCGAGTCAACTACCACCATGATCTTGCTACGTGAGTCATAATCCTTTTTCTTCAGGGCGTTGAAATACCCCTCATAAGAATCTACTATCTTTGACAGCTGATCCTTTAACTCCTCAACAGTGGTGAACTTGAGATCACGCACCGAGCCACTCGGAAATCCAAACTGCCTAAAGTGGTCAGAATCGACCGCGTTCTCTGAGTCGAACCAAACGATTTTGTATCCCATGTCCACGGCTGCCCGACAAATTCTGGTCACAAAATACGTCTTGCCAGTTGCCGGCTCACCTTCGAACATTGTAACTCTATTATTTGGAATTCCCTTGAATAGGGATCCAGAAATGACCGCATTCAGCGTATATGATCCAGTATCAATCCACTCATCAATGGTACCACGGGGGTCATCTTCTGCCGTCAACCACTTATTACCAGATGATGCGATAATATTAGCAAAATCGAATGTCGTGTTTACTACTTTTTTGTCTGCCATTGTTATCCTCCGTTGAGCTTTATTGGGCTTACAACGGAGGATATATCACACGCCGCTAACTAAAAATCAGGCATCATCCATGACTGATATTTTGATCTTAGCTGGATTATCGACATCCTTAAGATAGTATCCGATAACCCCAACACGATCAAGCTCAGCTGTCTGAAAACTGACATCAAGGAACATTTCACCTTGAACCTTGTTGGTGCGCTCAATCTTAACGATTTTTCCAGTAACGTCACTATCGTTGACATCAAGGATAAAGCCACCGCCTAGTTCACCCCAGGTAGCTGTCGCGTAGTTATTATCATCAGCCACCAGTTTGTTAGTAGGCAGCAGATCATCGAGATCGCCGAAATTGTATGGAACCTTCACCTTGATGACGGCGACCCTATTATACTCCTTAGGATCGGACTCAACAACAGGTATACGCTTGTATGAGATCGCGGTGACGGTTCCGGTGTATGTGATTCCTAGTTTCATTTGTTTCCTTATTCGAAAAATTCGTCGATTGATGCTGAGACGATGTTGCTTATTGCACCCCATCCCATTGCTACTGTAAGTCGGTCAACGGCTCGCGCAAACGTTGCTTGGAAGTGCTTATCATAATCTATCTCAAATACGTCATCAAGCTCGCGTGGGTATTCGTTACCAATGTATGCCATAACATCTGTGCTGAATATGTTATTCGGCCTTACATATAACCATTTGATTTTACACCCATTCCTAGCAGGTTCAAAGGACTTTGCCTTCATTGCTGGGATCTTCTTTATGCATTGGTTCCATATGTTAGCGGCACGCCGGTCGATCGGCATTACGCCGGCCGCGTTCGCTTCAAGAGACGATATTCCGGTAGGTGTCGCTATTTCACCGAGATCAGACGTCATGAACTGCTCTTTATATTTGTTGAACATCTCGAGAACGTCAGGTAGAGAAACCGTCGAGAATATGTGCTCCACGATGTTCTTTAATGCATCCTTTGCAAACTTTGAGGTGCTAGATCTGACCAGCTCAATGCCGGTGGCCTTTATCCTCTTAGAAAGAGGTTTGTCGCCTAGCCACACCCCTTCGTTGCTTTCTAACATAACCAGATACTTTTTGGTGGCCGATATAAGCATGCTGTTAGCACACTTCTCAACCTTCAAGAATAGCGTCATATTGCGCCATCCGTACTCTTTACAAAATGCATCCATTATATCACGTCGAACCTCACCGAACAAAGCTTTCTCCAGCCTTGTCGTGAACTCGGTAAGAGTCATCTTATCGGCATATGGTGCATATATATCCGAGTAATCAAGAAAGAACGAGTCCGTGTCAACAAGAACGACACGCTTATAGGTAGATGTCTTACCCATGAACTCAACCGAACCGAACCTTGACGTCAGGTACTCAGATGTCACTTTGCCTTTAATCTTGACATCTGCATAATCGCCGAATTCAGCTTTGAATCTCTCATCGTGTTCCAACTCGTGATCGATGTATGATATAACATGGTCAATAGAGTACTGAATTAAGTTCTTTCCAATATTGGCGATAGATGCCGAGTTCTCGCGGTCATATAACTGGAAGTATGGACTGGCGAGTAGGCCGTAGATGGAGTTACATAAAATCTTATATGATGACTGAATCATATCAAAGATATATGCCTCATCCCATTTGTCTTCCTTCTCCTTTGCAAGCATGGCCTGCTTATACCTATCTCTAGTATCAAACATAAACTTAGTGAACGACGGCATAATCCCGTCCACTGTGTTATCCCAGCACACCGGGACATCGGTCCCGGCCCACTTAACGGTTGAGATCGCACACGTGCCAGCGGCGATCCTATCTTCGGTCTTGTTAAACGGTATCTTGGTCTCGACTGATATGTTGGCGCCCATCAATATGGATGGATACATGGACTTAAAGTCATAAGATACCACGTTATGATAGAATCCGGGGTTAGCTCTCGTGTAGGCGCCCTCGAACGACATATGCTCGTGATTGAGCTTTTGGGCCGGGACGACGATCCCTCTATCATGTAAGAACTTCATCATGGTGCCGACCACCATCCGCTTGACTATAAAGTTCCACTCGAGAGGAACCCTAGCCACCGAGCAGAAGCTAACCGCTTGCTGTATAAGCTTAAGCTTAGCGTTAAGTTGTACTACAAGGTCAACATCTTTTATATTATATATTACGAAATTCTTCCAGTCAGTCTTGTATTCACTGTATAAACCTTCATGGAGAGATACCTTGCCCTCGCCGAGTTCGGCCATGGCTACCGTGTCAAGCCTATAGTTTGGCTGCTTGTCCTTAGCATACTTTTTGTATAGCATGATGTAGTCAAGCTGCGAGATTCCACCAATATTGATGTAATAGTCTAAACTTGTGTCTTCTGAAAAGTTGCCATTTATCCATTTTACGTCAAACACCGGCGATAGCATGTTGCTGTCTAATCCTAGACGGCTGCATCGTTTAACTATATACGGCATATCAAACCCGAACGTATTCCAGCCAGATATTACATCGATGTGCTCGTCATTAATATATCTGATAAACTTAGACATTAAGGTTATCTCATCAGCACACTTGACATATTCCCATGTGTACTCGGGACTTGACAAATTGAGCTCGCCAATTTCTACATCGATATCCTTCTCAAGTCCGAACGTTGTATATTTCTTCGTTACAGTCGAGAAGCATGTAATCAGGTTAATTCTCTGTTGGGCCTCATGAGGCTCCGGAAATCCGGGGTCCTGACCATTTATTTTCTCGGCCTCCACCTCAATATCGATGATGCATGTGTTGAGGTTATTGATATCTAGATCTAGCGTGTCATCTTTTCTATACATCATGTCTAGAAATCGCATCTCATATGGAATATCGGCCTCGTGGCAGCCACCAGCCTGCTTAGCTCTATACTCGTCGCCGCTATTTCCAATGTGCATATTGACAGGGTTGCCGTGTACATCTTTGTACTTCGTAGTCCCATCCGATTTTATAGCAGTGGTGTACCAAAAATGGTTGGTGTTCTTATAGGTCTTGATCGTCCCATCAAACATCCAGATCTTCATAACTTTATTCATCTTATCATAGTAAACATTCTTAAACATCTGTGCCATTAACCGTCTCCTAAGACCAAAATCGCCTCCGCACCGCGGATCAGCAAAACACAATATATCGCTCGACCGCTACATCAAATCTGAGCGGTCGAGCGTCCATCGTGCTTCCTTAACAACAGCTACGCATTAGCTTGAGATTTATACCATATTATGAACGAGTCAGGCTGGGACGGTATCATCGCGGGAGTGATACTTATGATATTTGACGGATGTATCCTATGTTGCTCTAGTATAACGTTCATTGCATCTTTTCCTATGATATCACGCATTGAGAGCGTAAAGAACTTGACGTTTGGACTCTTAAATGACATTATTCACCAACCATTTCTAGCATGCCACCTATCTTGTTTTCTAGGTCTTTTCTGCTACTGTATGTAAATCCGGCCGAGCTCTCGTGACCACCACCCCCGGCTGATTCAGCTAGCTGCTTGGCTGAATACGGAGAACGAGTCGTAGACCTAACAGAGACGCTTCTACGGCCACGTGCTAACACAACATCTGCCTCTGTATCGATTAATATTCTGTTGGCTATCTCGCTAATATAATTGTCTACATCGCATAAAACTATTTTTACGGCGCCGTCACATATTTGGTGAACTTTAAGCGTTTTATAGTACATATCCTTGCGCTTGTTAATCCCATATATGATTTCTTCTTGCTGCTTACTAAACTCGGTAAACCCAGACATCATGTTATATTCAAACGTATCCTTATCCGAGAAATACAGATCGTTCATACTAATTGATCTGTTATCCGCCAGGGTCCACGAATCGTAGTCATCGGCAATGCCGGCCAGCGTAGAGAACCTGCTTATCATACAAGCGGCCGACTCATCGGTAAAAGACAATACATGATCAGACATATTATACTCGCGCTTAGCAAATCTTATTACCGTATTACAGGCAGAAGAATCGGCCGTCACAACGATGTTCGGGTATCCTTCTGGAATGTTTGCTAATGCAGACTCGTGATGGTCAAGCACAACAACGTCATCATCAAATCTGTCAATAAACTCATTCAAAACGGCTTTGCTAGGACAAATATCCGAATATATGACTAGAGACCCGTCCGGTATCCCATCATATATTTCTCTTGAGAGCGAGTCAACACTAGTATATGAGCACTTATAACTTATAATATCTTCTGGAAGGTATACGTCCTTATATAGGTATTTCAACATTAGACCACAAACCGAACCGTCTAGATCGGAATGCGTTATTACTATCAGTTTTCCGTTCACCATGAACTCCTTTATCGTGTTTTTCTTAATCATTCATCCGCTTCTAGGTGGGACTTTAGTTTATCCCACATATAGTGTGAGCGGTCTATCGTCCATGCGTCGTTTCTTATATTGCTAAGCTCTATATAGCGCATCAGGTTTTCCGGCGTATCCATCCATCTAGGCGTTATATAAGCCTCCTGGGAGCGTAAGGTCCTGTTAAATATATCCCTTGCTGATAAGTTATGTATTAGGTCTCTTATTTGCTCGGCCGACATTGACCAATTTATAGTGATGTCATTGTTTTCATATGGAGAGTTCTTAAAATTAGAACCGATTCCGATCGCCCCAACAGCACACGCCTCCAGGTATTTGATGTTAGACTTACACCTGTTAAATTCGTTATCGAGCAACGGCATCAAGATAAAGTCTGGTCGCATACGACGCAAAGCATATCCATACTCGAACGTATCAAACCAGGGAGTCTGAGTTATCTTACCAGCCTTAACCAGGTCGTCAACATACCAGGGATGACCACCCATGAACACTATTCTAAACTCGTCATGATACTTCAATATAAATTCGGCAATGTTGCCGCCAAGATCGCCGGCCATCCTAGTCGCGTTGTTATAGTGAGTTGGGGATCCGTTATATAGAACCATTGGCTTTTCCAGATCGGCGCTGATCGATCTGCTCTCACTAAACCCATACAGGGATTTTGGTATTGTATTATCGTTTACCACAATGTTATCTAAGGGTATACCAATAGTTGACGCCATTGATTCTTTAAGGTAGTTCGTTGAAACCGATACCTTATCCATCATCATAAATGAATCTCGAATAGTCCTGTTCATCTCGATCTTAGAATATTTCAAACTTGAATTGTATTCGGGTACTTCCCACATGCAGTCATCTAGTTCACCTATCATAGCATAGTTGTATTTCTCCTGTAGCTCCTTATATTGTAAGGTCATGCCGTTCGTCTCAGCACTTGAAGGGCGTTGTATCCACACGGCTCTAGTAAATGTAAGCACGTCCTCTTGAAATACCGGATATGCAGGAGTCATGAACTGCAGCTTGCTGGCGCGTGCGTATTTTGCGTTGGCTATGGCAAATGGCAAGATTATTCTAAGATGGCCGCATCCAGTGTAGTCCCCGGCATATCCCATAACAAACGGCTTGCCATATATCGACATCTCTTGGTCGTCTGGAGCACGCTTATATCTAGTGGGAACGCTGAACGGCTTAATAGTAGGAATCAGACTGTCTTTGTACAAAACCTTATCCGATGCCGAGAATTTAGTTATGCTGTTTTTACTGACTGGCGATCTAACCATTTGCACACCGACGGACGGCATCGCAGCATGAGTTATCGGGGCTCCCGCCGCAAGTTGCCTAGCGAACGCTCGCTTTTCACGGTTCTTTTTAGACATGCTAAATTAGTTCCATTTCTTTTCTAATTTTCTCTAAAATCTTTATGGCCCTGGCCGCTTCTGGCTCGCCTACGCCTATACTGTTATACCAGGTCTTCGCCATGCTAACGACATCAGTGTTTACCTGAGCTTGCTCCTGCTCGACTTCAACTGTGTCTTGCTGCACGCGTTCGCTTATAACCTCATATTTGAGTGGACC